CGGCTACCCCGATGTGAACAACCACCACATTGATGCGGTGCGCTACGCGCTGGAAGGGGTGTGGAGGAGGAGAGGAAATTGAGGCAGCGCGGCTTCCCCTTTGGGGGAAGCTGTCAGCGGCTCCGACCGCTGACTGATGAGGGGCGAAGCTGCCGGGATTGCCCGTTTATGGGATGCGCCGGAAACGCTGCCCCTCATCCGGCGCTGCGGCGCCACCTTCCCCCGCAGGGGGAAGGCTTTGAGAAAGGAGGAACGGACTATACAAACTTATCTGGAACAGGCATTTGGAAAAAGCGATGTGACATCGGCGAAAATGCGGGCCGCGCTGCGGGAGTGGCTGGATTTGTACTACGGTGCGCCGCGCCCCGGCGAGGATGCGGCCCCGCGGCTTGCGGCGCTCATCGTGGGCAAGCTCTGCCGCACCGTGTTTGCTGAATATGAGACCCGGCTGCCGCCCGCTGCGCCGGAGGCCGTGCAGCGCAGTCTGGCAGCCCTGAACGCGGCGGCGCGCACCGCCATGCAGTACGCGCTGGTCGGCGGGGAATGTCTGCTCAAGCCGGTGCCGGCGGACGGCGGGTTTGACTTTACGGCCATCCGCCGTGACTGCTATGTGCCGCTGGCGCGGGATGCACACGGCCGGCTGCTGGCGGTCGGCACGATGGAACGCCACAGCTGTGACGGGCAGCAGTATGCCCTGCTGGAGCGCCGCACGGCCGGTGCCGAGGGGCTGACCATCGAGACACGGCTGTTTGAGCTGAACGGGCAGGTGCTGGGGCGGTGCGTGCCGCTGAGCACCCTGCCCGCCTGTGCGGCGCTGGTGCCGCAGCTGGTGCTGCCCGGCGTGCAGGGTGTGGGGCTGGCCGTGCTGCGGATGCCGCTGATGAACTGCGTGGACGGCAGCACCGATGCCGTGAGCATCTACGCCCCGGCGGCGGGGCTGCTGCACGCGCTGGCCCGCTGCGAGGAGCAGCTGAACACCGAGTTTGCGAACGGTGCCTCGCGGGTGTTTGCATCGGAGGATCTGCTCCGGCCTGATGCACAGGGGCGGCGCGCGCTGCGCGATGATTTGTTTGTCGGCCTGCCGGACGACCCCGCCAATGTGGGGGTGACGGTCTACAGCCCGGCCCTGCGGGAGCAGAGCTATCTGGCCCGCAAGCAGGATCTTTTACGCGGCTGCGAAAGCCTGCTGGGGCTGCGCCGCGGAATCCTGAGCGAGCTGGACGGCACCGGCGAGCCGCGCACCGCGACCGAGATCACCGCAACAGCGGTGGACTATGACCTGACCATCCGCGACCTGCAGGCCGCCTGGGCGGACACCGTGCGGCAGGCGATGGCACTCTGCGGCACGCTGGGCGCGCTGTACGGCGTGCCGCATGGTGCGGCGGACGCGGCCCCGTCTATAGACTGGGGCGACGGCGTTTTGTATGACCGCGCCCGCGTCTGGGCAGAGCAGCGCGAGATGGTGGATGCAGGGCTGCTGCGCCCCGAGCTGGCGCTGGCATGGTATTTTGATCTGCCGTGCGAGACAGAGGCGGAGCTGGCCGAGATACGGCGCCGGTTTATCGGCGCGGAGAGACAGAAGGGAGGTGAGGCTTGATGGACGAGCAGAAGCAGATGACCCCGGCGCCCTATGCGGCAGGGACCGGCAGTGTGCCGGTGACGCCTGACCGCGCGGCATTTGACCGCATGGGCTACCGCGAGCGGCTGGCGCTGAAGCGGGAAAACCCGGAGGTGTATCAGGAATTGAAGAAGTAGGGGCCATCCCCCTGCCGCGGAGGGGTCAAGACCCCTCCCTACAATGCGACCGAAAATGAGGCAGCTATCAAAAAGGAGAAAATTTTATGTCTGATTTTATTACCAAACTGTCCGATCTGATCGACCCGGAGGTCATGGGCGACATGGTCTCGGCCCGTATCCCCAAGAAGCTGCGCGTGGCGCCGTTCGCCAAAATTGATGATACGCTCGCCGGTGTGCCCGGCGACACCATCACGGTGCCCGCCTACACCTACATCGGCGATGCGTCCGATGTGGCCGAGGGCGGCGAGGTCGCCATCGAGAAGATGACGACCTCCACCCGCAAGGCCAAGATCAAAAAGGCGATGAAGGGCATCGGTCTGACCGATGAGGCGGTGCTGTCCGGCTACGGCAACCCGGTGGGGGAGGCCAATACCCAGCTGGCGCTGGCCATCGCCGCCAAGATCGACAGCGACTGCATGGACGCGCTGCAGACGGCCAGCCTGATCTATGACGGCAGCAAGGCCGCCATCAGCTACAATGCGATCGTGGATGCGGTCGATCTGTTTGAGGAGGAGATGGGCTGCTCCGACAAGGTGCTGTTCATCCACCCCAAGCAGGTCACGCAGCTGCGCAAAAACCCTGACTTCCTCAGCGCGGACAAGTACACCCCCGGTGTCGGCCTGACCGGTGAGATCGGCATGATCGCAGGTTGCCGCCTGGTGCCCAGCAAAAAGGTGCCGCTGGCGGACGGCGTCTACGCCTGCCCGATCGTCAAGCTGGAGGCTGACCCCGAGGTGGACGATGAGATCCCCGCCCTGACCATCTACCGTAAGCGCGAGGTCAATATCGAGACCGAGCGCAAGCCCAAGACCCGCACCACCGAGATCACCGCAGACGAGTTCTATGTCGCTGTGCTGTCGAACGAGGCCAAGGTCGTGCTGGCAAAGTTTAAGGCGTAAGGGGGCGGGCGCATGCCGGATTACACCTTTTATAAGGAGCAGTTCGCCGGGGAGGATATCCCCGAGAGCGAGTTCCCGCGCTTTTTGAAGCGCGCAGAGATTGAGCTGAAGCGTATGCGCCGCATCTACCCCATGACCCCGGCGGGGGCGTATACCGAGGACGCCGCCGCCGCGATGGCGCTCTGCGCGATCGCTGATGCGATGTATGAATTTGCGCAGGAGGACGAGCGGCGCGGTCTGACGCGGGTGAGCATCGGCAGCGTGAGCGAGACCTACACCGCCCCGCCGGAACTTTGCGCCCGCACGCTGGACGACCGCGCGCGGCATTACCGGCGCGAGGCCGGGTACTACTACAGCATAGGGCGGTGGGTGAATGATGGATAAGCTCTGCAGCGAGACCGTGACCCTCTACCACCCCGACGCGGCGCACCGGCTGGTGGTGCGCCGCGTGGTGCGGGGTGTGTACTGGCAGCAGGGCAGGCGCACTTTGCCCGATGCGGGCGGCACCCGGCAGGGCACGGCGCTGCTGGTGGTCATACCGCAGACAGCTGCGCGCTATGGCGCAGACTACACACTGGCCCCGGGTGACCGGCTCTGCCTTGGTGAGGGGCCTGCGCTGCAGTGGGAGGACTGGCCGGGCTTTGTACCCGCTGCGGTGGAAAATGCGGCGGTGGTGCAGTATGTGCTGCCGATGCGGCTGCGCGGCAGGCTGCACCATGTCGAGGCCGGTGCATGGTGGAACGGCAGCGGCACCGGCGTCCACAGCCTGACGAGGTGAAAAAACCTTTGGCTTCTCCCTCGGGGGAGAAGCTGCCGCCCGCAGGCGGCTGATGAGGGGCGAGCCGGCCGCTGCTGCACGGGAAAGGGACGCCGGGTGGCAGGCTGCCCCTCATCCGGCCCTGCGGGGCCACCTTCCCCCAAAGGGGGAAGGCTTAGAGATAGGAGGACTACCATGATGCAAAAACTCTACGCGTTTCTGGCCCGGGCCCCTGCCCTGCAGGGGCTTACGGTGCAGGTTGGTGATGTCGGCCCCGCACCGGGCACGGCCGGCCTGTGGGCCGGGGGCATCACGGTGCTGGACCGACGGCAGAACCTGCTGGGCGGCGTAAGGCAGCGCTGCCGGGCAGAGTTCACGCTGCGCCTCTGCCTGCCGGATACCCGCGCCGAAAACGAAGCGCGGCTGCTGGCGCTGCAGGCATGGATCGCCGCCGAGAGCGCCGCGCACCGCACGCCGGTGCTCGGCAGTGAGCCGCAGCAGGAGTGCCTGCGCGCGGAGCAGGGCCGGATGGAGCGCGCCGAGGCAGGCGGCACGGCGGTATACACCCTGCGCCTGCAGGCAGAATACACACAGCTTTATACGGAGGAAATGCAATGAAAATTGAACGCAGATACATGGCCCACTACCTGAACGCCGCCTTTGGCAGCGGCGAGGCAAGCTACACCCGTCTGGGGCAGGATCTGGAGGAATACGCCCCTGAGCTGACGGCCAATGTCGAGAAGAAGTCCAACATCCTCGGCCAGACCTCGGTGGTCATCGACAGCTACCAGAAGCAGGGCGAGGTCAGCCCCTATTATGCCGAGGAGGGCGACCCGCTGTTTGAAAAGCTGCAGGCCATCATTGACGGAGATCTTGTGTTGGACGACCTCAAGACCGACATGGTGGAGGTCAAGCTGTGGGGTAAGGACACGGCGGGCGCTTACCCGGCCGTGCGCGAGGAATGCTACATCGAGATCGTCAGCTACGGCGGCGATACGACCGGCTACCAGATCCCCTTTAATGTGCATTACACCGGCGTCAAGACAAAGGGCAGCTTTGACCCGACGGCTAAGAAATTTACCGAAGCGTAAAAACGGCAGGGGGCGGCAGGGCAAGGCCGCCCCTCATCCGGCGCTGCGGTGCCACCTTCCCCCGCGGGGGAAGGCTTTATGGAAAGGAGTATCCAATGGAACTGAACATTGACACTGGTGTGGAGGAATTTTCCGTCAACGGGCGGGGCGTGCTGCGCTTCAACCCGGCAGACCCGAACCTCTACCACCGCTTTTTTGCGGCGGGCAAAACACTGGAGCGGTATGATGCCGAGCTGACAGCAGCGCTGGGGCAGCTTGGCGGGGACGAGCA